TGCGGTAGAACTTGCAAAAGAAACAAATGCACGCGCTCAGCAAGCAATCATTTACAAAGGACAGGTTGAGCTTGTTGCTAATCAGCGGGATGTTCAACGTGAGCTGAACGAACTGCAGCGCAAAGCAAATCAAGATAACTTCAACGCATTGCAAAAACATATTGAGCAGCAATATCAGCTAAACACGGGCGTTCAGCAACAGCTCACCTTCGCGGAAAGCTTGGCGGGTACTCTTGGCCAAAGCATGACTTCTGCTTTTGATGCGTTGATTACAGGCGCCGATAATTGGGGTGAAAGCCTGAAACAGATCGCTTCCGGTGCTCTAGTTGATATTGCCAAGCAGTTGGTAAAAATCTTCATCATTGAGCAGGCAATTCAAGGCATCAAAAACTTCCTGACTCCATTCAGTAGCGCAACACCGCTTGGTGCAGGTGGTGGGATGATTGGCAAGTTTGGAACGCTTGGCCCTAACTACGGCATCCCTCAGCGTGCAATGGGTGGCAGCGTTCGTGCCGGTCAGCCCTATCTAGTTGGCGAGCGTGGTCCCGAGCTGTTCATGCCGGGTCGCAGCGGTGGCATTGCACCTACAGGTAGCTTCGGCGGAAGCGCCAATATCGTCGTCAATGTCGATGCGACAGGCAGCAACGTACAAGGTAACGATCAATCTGGCAGGCAGCTAGGTGCTGTTATTGGTGCTGCTGTGCAGGCAGAATTGATCAAGCAGAAGCGCCCTGGAGGCTTGCTCGCATAATGGCTACTTTCCCTGCGATCACGCCTGCCTACGGCGCTCAAAAGACCAGCCGACCGCGTATCCGTACAGCGCAGTTTGGCGATGGTTATGAGCAACGCACGAGCTTTGGTATCAATCAAAATCCCAAAGAATGGTCGTTGACGTGGAACAACATCACCGAGGCAAATGCCGATTCGATTGAGACATTTTTAGATGCACGAGCAGCCGATGGCGCATCGTTTGATTGGACACCACCAGCAGAAGCTACGGCATATAAATGGGTTTGCACTGAATGGGACAAGCAGATCAACTACACAGGACGCGCAACGATTACTGCCACTTTCCGCCAGGTGTATGAAGCATGACCGTCCCGCAGTCAATCCAAGAGCAGCTACAGCTACTCAACCCATCAGCAATCATTGAGCTGTTTGAGTTGCAGCTAACCGAATTGGTGAATGGCGTTGATTTGACGCTGTATTACCACGCTGGCAAGAACGAACTGACTAGTGACATTGTTTTTGGCGGGACAACTTACAGCGCCTATCCGATTGAGGTTGATGGCTTTGAGCTGACTTCAAAGGGTACGTTGCCGCGCCCCACGATGCGCGTATCCAACATCGCTGGAACCATCACCTCAATCCTGCTGCTGTATAACGTCCTCAACGCCAAATTGACGCGGATTCGTACCTGCAAGAAATTCCTTGATGCTGTCAACTTCACTGGTGGCACCAACCCGACTGCAGATCCAACTGCCAAGTTCACCGATGAGGTTTGGTACGTCGACCGCATCAGCAGCGAAAATCCAACGATTGTTGAGCTGGAACTGACCAGCAAACTGGATCTGATCAATCTTGCTCTGCCTCGCCGTCAGGTTTTAGAGCACTGCCCATGGAAATATCGCGGCGCTGAATGCGGCTATACCGGCAGTGTTTACTTTGATATCAACGATAACCCTGTGACCAATTCGGCTCAGGATGTATGCGGCAAGCGGTATAACAGCTGCGCCAAACGATTTACCAGTGGCAATTTGCCGTTTGGAGGCTTCCCTGGTGCGCGACTTCAGATCTGAGGCACGCGAGCACGCCATCGATGCTCATCCTCAGGAATCTTGCGGTCTGCTGGTGCGCGTTCACGCTGGCGACGTGTACTGCCCATGTCGAAACGTCTGCGAAAACCCGGAAGAGCATTTCATCATCCATCCGCAGGATTACCTTCATGCCATCATGCGTGGCGAGCTTGTAGCCGTGATCCATTCGCACCCCGACGGTACACCGCCCAGCGAGGCAGATCAGTTGGCGTGTAGCACACTGGGCGTACCGTGGCACATTTACCTTGTCCCGCAGGATCAATGGTTGACTATCAATCCCTCGTAGGACTGCCGTGGAAATACGGCAAACAGGACTGTTACACAGTGGTACAGCAGTATTTTGCGCTGCAAGGCATCACGTTGCCTGATTTCGAGCGCCCTGAGGATCTTGACATCAGTCCCAGTGTTTACCTGCGCGAGGCGGTGTTGGTTGGGTTCAAACAGGTGCCATTCGCTGAACGCCGCCCTGGTGACATGGTGATCATGCGACTTGGGACGTTACACCCGATGCACGCTGCGATTTTGGTGGATTACGACCGGATTTTGCACCAGTTGAACGATACGCCGAGTGCTGTCGAGGATCTTCGCAGTTACTATGTAAGGAGCATTGCAGCGGTGTTCCGATATGCAGCGGGTCCGGCTGCTGGGTGAATTAGGCGACCGCTTCGGAACTGAGCACGAGTTCTATAACCTTCGCACGCCAGCAGATGCGATCAAATTGCTGTGCATCAACAACGAAGAGTTTCAGACATTTTTAGTTGAATCACACGAGAAAGGTATTGGTTATCGGTTGTTGCAGGCTGATGTAGATCTGGATTACAGCGATCTGCATTTGCCACTGGGGCAAAATGATCTTGTGTTGGTGCCAGTTGTCAGCGGTAGCGGCAAAGGTTTAACGCAGGTATTGATTGGTGTTGGATTGATTGCTGCATCTTTTTTGATTCCTGGTGCAGCGGCTATCGGCACATTTGGTTTAACTAAGGCGATTGCAGTTAAGACACTCGTTGCTGGTATTGGCGCAACATTGGCGCTAGGTGGGGCAGCACAACTGCTTTCGCCGCAGCCACAGATCCCAACGCTTAGCGGCAATCGCTTTGGCAGCGGCACGAACGCCAGCACTCGCGGCCCACAATCTGAAACTCGTGGTGCCGATGGTCAGCAATCCTACGCCTATACCGGCGCTGCAAATACCGTTGGCATGGGCGCTGTTGTTCCTGTCGCCTACGGCAAAGTGTTGATTGGCAGCCAGTTGCTTTCTGCCAATGTTGAAGTCACAGACGAATCTGATCCGCTGAGCACTGCCATCAAAACGCCGAGCTTTGACACGATCCGTATCGGCGGTGAGCAAGTTGGATATGGGTACAACGATGCTTCTGGTATTTCAACTCGCCGTACTGATCAAAACAGTTTTGGTGGCGAAGATCAATACAACTTGTACTACAACATTGGGCTATCAAATGGTGCTCAATCAACATACTTTTTCCAAACAAAGGACGGCAAACGCGACCGCTTTGGTATTTGCCTAGGCGTACCAGTTGGCATCCGTGATCGTGTATCTGGCGCAGGTTCGAGCCTTGTTGATGGCTTTATCACCTACCGCGTTGATGTGTTGAAAGGTAATTCACAAGATGTGATCGGCAGCATCCAAGCCACAATTCAAGGGCTTGCGTATGGGCATTACCGTTGGGTGCATCGCTTCGTCCATGCCAGCAACCCCAACACCAGCAACAATGCAACAATTCGGGTAGAGATCATCGACTTTCGCTGTGAAGGCGACGTTTACCTGCAATTCCAAGGTTTCGGATACGACCTCTAATGGCACTCAACTCCACTTCCACGATCAAGATCCTCGATCTTCTGTGCGAAGGTCCGATTGATGGCATTGAGGGCGCCGAGGCTGGCGTTTACCTAGACGAAACCCCGCTTGTCAGTGCTGGAAACAGAAACTATCCGCAGCAAGACGTTAATTACGAATTTCGGGAAGGTACGGCAACGCAAAGCGCACCAAGCACCGCACCTGGCGTTACTTCAACTGTTACTGATATCAACACGCAGATTGGCGCTAATTACAGTGAAGATCTAAACGCTGACAATCTGGTTATCAACCGCAATTACGGCGGTGGAAGTTTAGTACGTCAGATTACTGATACAGATACAGACTCATTCCGCATCCTTTTCACTGTCCCTAAACTGTTTTCTGTTGCCAAAGAGGGGTTAGCACAAGGGCAACTATTTAGCGCAACGATTGGAATCATTATCCAAGTCCAATCACGCGGCAGTGGTTATAACACGGTCTATACCCGGCGTATCACTGGCGTCTCAACAACAAACTATCAATTCACAACACCAAGCATCAACCTTGATGGTGTTGGTCCGTGGAATATCAAGGTCATCAAAGAAGATCTTGGCGAGGATGGATTTGAGGTTAAGTACGCCAACTTCCGCGACAATCCTACGAACATCTCAATCGCCAATGATCGCGGCAATGAGATTTACTGGACCAGTTTGATTGAGCAGCAAAACATCCGCACCGGTTATTCCTATTCCGCTGTTATCGGTCTTTCTGTTTCCACTCGTCAGTTCAACAGCCTTCCAACTCGTTCTTATCTAATCCGTGGCCGCAAGGTCATGGTGCCAAGCAACGCCACTGTTCGCCCTGACGGCAGCTTGCAATTTGATGGTGCATTTAACGGCAACTTGCGTGGTCCGGTGTGGACGACCTGCCCGGTCTGTTGTTTTTACGACATGCTCACCAACCCGCGTTATGGCGCTGGTGACTTCATCACGGCCGCAAATCTGAGCTGGACAGATCTGTATCCACTGGCGCGTTATGCCAACCAGCTGGTCACAACACCAGACAACACGCAAGAACCGCGTTTTGCTTGCAACGTCCTAATTGGTGACCAAGCAGATGCGTATAACGTCCTGCAAGATCTAGCGAGTGTGTTTCGCGGGCTGCTGTACTGGTCTGCTGATGTAGTGCAGGCTGCTGCGGATCACGGCAATCTTGATGGCACCAATATTTCCCCAGCCCATGTTTACACCAACGCCAACGTCATTGATGGCGTCTTTGAGTATTCCGGTAGCTCGCTGAAATCACGCGCCACCAGCATTCGTGTTCGTTACAACGATCCTGAAAACTTCTACAAGTCGAACTACGTCGTCGTTGAAAACAGTGATCTGATCAGCAAGTACGGCTATCAAATCCGCGAGATCGTCGCTTTTGGCGCTACTTCAAAATGGCAAGCCCAGCGCGTTGGGCAGTGGATCCTCAAAACTGAAGAACTAAAAGGCGACACGGTTACGTTTACCACTGGCTTGGCTGGTGCAGTAGTGCTGCCTGGGCAGGTTTTTGCTGTTGCTGATCGTCTTCGTCAGGGCACCCGTGTTGCTGGTCGCATCAGCAGCGCCACCACAACTGCGATCACCTGCGATCAGACGATCACGTTGCCTTCTGGCAGCAGCCACGAAATTACCTGCATCCTGCCGAACGGAAGCGTTGAAACCCGCAGTATCACTTCGGTCGCTGGCGCTGTCGTCAATGTTGGCACTGCATTTACAACTGCCCCACAAGCACAAGCGATTTACAGCATCAGCAGCTCGGCGCTGAAAGAACAAAAGTTCCGTTGCATCAGTGTTGCGGATAACGGTGACGCGCAATTCAGCATCACTGGCGTTGTTCACAATGACAGCATTTACAACGCTGTTGATACTGGAACGAATCTGACGTTTAACGACGTTACCAGTTACGACACCAACCCAGATCCTGTCACCAACCTGACGCTGACAAACACGCAGATTGTCGTCAATAACAACAAGGCAAACCGCCTGCAAGCTGTATGGTCACGCGCTACAGATGGACAAACCTTTGGTTTTGAAATTCGCTACAAAATTGGCGAAGGTAATTACATCACAGGCGAGTTAACTGAGGCTTCGTACTTTGTTGATTACTTGCCGCCTAGCACTGCGGTCACGTTTGAAGTGCGTGCCGTTGGTCAAGCACCTCTCAAGCGTAAATCAATCTGGTCTACTGCCACGATCACAACTCCGGCAGATGGCACCAGCATCTATGACCCAACGTTGCCACCTGATCCATCTGGCGTCACCATCGAGGCATTTGGCAACGATCAAGTTCTGCTGCGTTGGAACAAGCCGATTGCTGCCAACAGCTTTGAACTGATTGCCATTATCCGCCACAGCAACAAAACAGACGGCACTGGTGAATGGGCAGGTTCCACATTGGTATCGCAGTCGATTACTGCCAACACTGCCCAGGCGATCCTGCCGCTGATTGAAGGTGAATATCTGATCAAGTTTGAAGATCGCAGTGGACGCCGCAGTAACAACGCTGTCAGCGCAACGATTGATCTTCCTAACCCAATCCCCCGTTACAGCATCACCACTGTCCGCGAGGACACAACCACGCCTCCATTTCAAGGGCAAGTTGATGGTGCGTTTTACAGCGATGAATATGACGGCTTGGTGCTAGATGGTGATGCCACGATTGATGACGTGGTGGACATTGATGCGCTGACTTCGTTTGATTTCAATGGCATACGCGGTACTGCAGGGCGTTATTACTTCCGCAACATCCTTGATATTGGCGGCAACTACAGCGTTGTCTTCAATCGCATTTTGGCAACGACTGGTTTGTATCCAGCAGATACGATTGATGACCGCACCAATGAGATCGACCGCTGGAGTGATTTTGACGGTCTGATTCCTGATGACACCAGCGCGGATATTTACTTCCGTACCAGTGCTGCTGCGACGGTTGATGAGTTCATGCTGCTGGAAGATGGCAGCAAACTGTTGCTGGAAGACGGGGATGATTTTGAGCTGGAATCCGACATTGATTTTGGCGATTGGATCCCGCTGCGAGCAGGGCGTTATACCGGACGCCAATTCCAGTTCAAGTGTGAACTGACCACCAGCGCCAACGATCAGACGCCTGTTGTGACCGAACTGGGTTATGTCATGCAGCTGGAAAGCCGCACGGAACGCAGCGCCACGTTGACCACCACGGCTGCTTCGTATGCCGTCACCTACGCCAAGCCGTTTTACGAAACGCCTGCCCTTGGTGTAACTGCTTTCAATCTTGGCACCGGGGACTATTATGAGATCACTTCGCCTTCCCGTACGGGCTTTACGGTGACGTTCAAGAACTCTGGTGGCACAGCAGTCAGCAGGCAGTTCCAATACGTTGCCTCTGGCTACGGCACTGAAGAGATCTGACAATGGCACAAGCAGACGGCATCGTCAGTAATGGTTCAGGCGCTGCGGTACGCGCCGACATTAATAACCAGCTTGCTGCGGTCTTTACGAATCACAGCGGCACGACTGAGCCGACAACAACGTACGCCTATCAGTTTTGGGCTGATACGACCAATAACCTGCTGAAGATCCGCAATAGCACCAACACGGGCTGGGTAACGCTGCGGCAGTTAGATGGTGAGTTTGACACGCTGCCGGTTGAGAACGGCACGAACAGCGCCCCGTCGATTTACTTCAAAGACAGCGGCACTGATTCCGGTTTTTACAGCCCTGGTACGGATCAGGTTGCTGTTTCAACGATTGGTGTTCAGCGCGTTAATTTCAACGCTGCCACTGAAGTTGTTTTTAACGACACTGGCGCTGATGTTGATTTCCGAATTGAAGGCGACACGGAAGAAAACCTATTCGTTATTGATGCTGGTACTGATCAAGTAAGGGTCAAAAACCTCAACGGTGGACCGCTGGCTGGGGCGAGAAATAGGGTCATCAATGGGGATATGAGGATTTCCCAGAGAGGGACGAGTTTCACAGCCTTGTCCCTAAATACGGGAAACTATACATTGGATCGTTGGTCTACCGGTGGAGGAAACAATACTGCTGTAGGAACAATTACGCAAAGCACTAATACTCCAAATAATACTTTTGAGTATTCTCTTAAACTAGATGTAACCACAGCAGATGCTTCTGTAGCAGCAACAGATCGATCTCATCTAATACAATCAATCGAAGGGTATAATGCTGTTGATCTTGTTGGACAAACATTTACTCTATCCTTTTGGGTAAAGTCTCCCAAAACTGGTACACATTGCGTGGCTTTTCATAACAGCGTATCTGATCGCTCTTATGTCACGGAGTACACCGTTTCTTTGGCTAATACTTGGGAATACAAAACTATTACCGTAACCGGTGGTCTAATTACCGATGGTACTTGGGACTTTACAAATGGCGCTGGGCTAAGAGTATTGTTCACTTTAATGGCTGGTACAACTTATCAAGGCACCGCTGGATCTTGGTTGACTGGAAACATTCAAGGCACGTCGTCACAAGTAAATGTATTGGATAGTACGGCCAACGACTTTTTCCTTTGCGGCGTGCAACTTGAACCCGGCTCAGTAGCCACACCTTTCGAGCGTAGAAACTACGGGCACGAGCTGGCTCTCTGTCAACGGTACGCCCTGGTATATGCAGCAGATGCAACGTACAGCACTCCTCATGTGGCACCCGGCATAGCAAACACCACAACTAATGGGGCTATATTTCTTTCCGCCCCGACCCCAATGCGTGTTTATCCGTCAATATCCGTATCAAGTGCTTCTCATTTTCTTTTTGGTGCTCCAGTAAACGGGACCATTTCAACCATTACAGCAACCGCTACAGCTTCTCAATTTGCCACGGACTCTAGTCAAATGCGCATAGATGTAACAGGCACTGGTTTCACGGTTGGGGCGGCAACTTTTCGCTGCAATAACGCATCCGCCAAACTTACCCTGAGTG